ATGTGCTTCTCGGCCGCCGCAGCCTCCGAGAACGACCACGGCAGCATGAACTTGGCCTCGTAGACCGCCCCGGTGCCGGTGACGACGCCATCGAGGGTTGCCGCCATGAAGGCGATGACCGGGTGCCTGACCCGGCTCTGGACGTCGGTGATGGTCCGGCCGGTGTTGCGCTGTACCGGTCCCACATCAAAAAGATAATCAAATTCAGTGGCTTAATATTCTGCTGTACAAGCGTTGTACAGGGCCGCTGTACAATTCCGTTCTCTTACCGTTCCAGCCGCCGCAACGCCGCCACCGCGGCCTCGCTGTTCTCCTTGGCATTCGAGAACCGGCAGTAGCGCTCGATCATCGGCACTGACATGCCGACCACCGATCCGATCTGTGTGGGCTGAAGCCCGGCCCGGCGAAGTTCAACCACGCGCGTCGCCCGCAGCCCGTGGAAGGTCACGTTGGCAAGCTCGGGGATGTGTTCCTTTTGCTGGCGCAACAGCCTCTTGAGATGGTGGACGCTGGTCGGCACATAGCGGCCGAGGCGGTCCCAAGTCGCCATCTCGGCGGCCAGGCGGTCCTCGATCGGACACCAGATTTCCAGTTTGTGGCGCTTGGTCTTCTGCGGGACGATGCGGAAGCCGCGGGAGTCGTGCTTGCCGTCCTCGATCATGCCGTGATGCAGCTGCACGACATCGACGCCCCGCAGGCCGGTGTAGCGGGCCAGGAAATAGGCGCGGCGCACCACGCCGGTCAGATGCTGCTCGGCGGCGGCGCACTGGTCCTCCGTCCATGGCTCGTGGCCGCCCTCGGTCTTGTATCCCTTCACCCCGGTGGTCAGTGAATGATCAAGATGACCGTTCCCAAGGCCCCAGTTGGAGAGCGTCCGCAGCACGGCCAGGAGGCCGTTTCCCGTGCTCGGAATGTCATTGAACTGGGCAAGGAATTTTTGAATGACCGGTGGCTTCACAGCACTAGGATTGTGATGCCCCAGAAAGCGGCGAACGACGGCGATCTGGTTCACGTACTTCCGCCGCGTCACCTCGGTGATGGTGTTCTGTTCCAGGGATTTGACCCATTCATCGATGACGGCCGCGAACGTGAAGGGCGCCGCGCCGCCAGTGCCGATCAGGCCCCGCAACGCCGCCCAGAATTCCGGGCTTTGCGGATCGTTCGGCAGTCTGACGCGCTTGCCGGCGTTCGGTGTGCCACGACCGGGATGATACGACCAATATTCCCGGCCTCGTGAGACGACCTTATGGACGCCTCTTGGTAGCTCCACGGACCCTCTCCCTTTTGAATGCTTCGTACTCTTCTCTGACATTGCCAAAAGTCTCCTCTGCTGGACCGCGTCCAGTCTTGAGGAGGTCGATCGCACCATCAAGTTCCGTGCGATCCCACAGCGTGACGCCTGTGGGTAACTGGAGCGGTCCTGGCAACGCGCCGCGGTCGACATTGGCGTTGAACGTGTCGACGCCGACGCCGCAGTATTCCGCCGCCACCGCCCGGTTGAGCAACCGCGGCCAACGGCCTTCTTGCAGAGCAGTTATCGTGTCGCGCTTGGTCATGGTCACGACACCGGGGTCGGCTCCTCTCATAGAAGCTTGAGATTCCGGCTGTCGATGTCGATGCGGCGCAGGTACTCCTCGGAATAGGGCTGGTAGGCGTCCTCGGTGGTGTCGACCGGCTTCGGCGTCTTGAGCCATGGCCGCGCCATCGTGGCGTACCTCACCATGTCGGCCGCGTGATCCTCGGAATTGGTGTCGAGGTCCTCGGGCTTCATAGGGTCGTGCTGCAACACTGGGATGGTGCGGATCGACGCGACGCAGCCCGCGAAAAAATACAGCTGCGGACCCTTGGCATCGCCGATGAGGCGGGCCCGCATCTGATCCCAGCCACCCATCGGACCGCGGCGATCGCGGCCGGCGGTCGACGACACCCGCGTGTTGTCGGCAGGGCGGAAGGCGGCGAGCTTGTTCTTGAGCAGCACGTTGTTGATGCCCTCGGCGACCGAGGGACCGCCATCCTCACGAAACGCCGACGGATCGAGCACGCCCTGCGCCAGCTTCGGATCGTCCGCCTCGCGCTTGGCGATGCCGTGGCCGACCTCGGCAGCGGTCAACTTGAGCCCGGCCATGCCGCTCGAGCCGGGGTCCTTCGAGCCGTACCACTCTCGATACTGAACGAGAGCGCCGCGAGGCAGGGTCGCGCCATCGGGATGCGTCCAGGCATCCTGCACGACGGCAAACCAGCCGATCGCGAACGGCGATGCCGAGCCCCAGTCGGCACTGCGCAGGCGTATCCAGTCCTCGGGCAACGTCACCGGACGCAGCACGTGAAGCCGTTCCGACCAGCATTCGAAGAACGCGCCCTCGACCGCGGTCCAGTCGCCGTCGAGCCACGCCTTGACGAGCTGCTCGGTGCCGACCAGGTGCAGCCGATCGATGTAGCCGGGATCGCCGCGCAACAGGATTTGATTGTCGCCGATGCGGGCGGGGATGACCGCCATCTGGTGCCGCGTGCCGTTCGGCAGGATGCGCTCGACGACCTTGGGCGTAAGTGGCAACGGCGAGAGCTGATAGCGTGCCCTGATCCAGTGCTGGCCGGCGCCGCCGGGATTGGCGGTGAGGATCATCTGGATCGGAACGCCATGGGCCGAGCGCAGTACGCCGAACAGGCGATCGATCGGGCCGGGTTTTCATATTGCCCCGCCTCCTCGATCCAGACATCGGTGACGTTGCGGCCCTGGTATTGGTTGGCGTCGGCGAGGTTCTCCAAATAGGCGAAGCTCACCCGGCCGCCGTTGGGCATGCGCCAGCGCAGCTTCGCCTCGTTGAACTTGCCGCCAAACGGCGCGTAAAGCTCGCGCGAGCGTTCGATCGCGTCCTCGGCCGAGACTGTGGTGCGCCGAAACATCACCGCATTGAAATGCCGACCGTAGCGTCGCTCCTTGAGCAACCATTTGCCGAGCACACCGTCGGTTTTGCCGCCGCCGCGAGCACCCCCCATGAAAACCTCGGACAGCGTGCACTCCACGAGCGCCTGCTGCGGGCCCGGCTGCGGCGCCCAGACGAGCTCAATTGAGTTTGCTTTTTTCGGGGGTGGCATATTTCGCCGTCCACTCTTCGGGCGTCATCGGCTCCTCGCTGACGCCGTAGGTCACGTTGCGGTTCTCGGTGCGCTCGACGAACATGCCGCACTCCTTGCCGAGCAGTTCGAGCGAGCGATTGGCGACGCTGCCGTCCCATTTGTATTCGCCGGTCAGCCGGCCGCTGCTGTCCACCGCCGGTGTCGTTTGCATCGCCCGGTTCGCGTTCTCGATCAGCTTGTCGATCACCCACTCGCGGGTGAGGACCATCTTTTCCGACATGCGCTCGGCGATCTTCTCGATCGTCCTCTCGGCGATCCGCTCGTCGATCGTCCCCTTGCTGCAGCACTCGCCGGTGATCTCCGCCAGCCGCTCCTTGGCGGCCGGGCTGTTCAAGATGATGCAGGCCTTGACCTTCGCCGTTTCCGCGCTGGCGTCCGGGCGCACCGAGCTATAGGCCGCGGCGTGGGTGGGATACTTTCGGCTCGCCACCGCCCGAATGAACGCCTCGTGGAGCGGGTTTTTCAGCGCCGCCATGGTCCCCTCTCGAATGCAGCCGCTCGACGAGAGCGACGAGGCAGGACGCCGTGGCCGGCATAGACAGGCTCGTGGCCGAGGCGCGCATACCCGTCGCGGATTTTGTTTTCCGTTGCAGCGGCATCGCGGGCGGCGCGGCGCTCGCCGACCTCCCGGTCGTGGTGCTCGGCGTCCTGGTGCTCATTCAGCGGCATCACTGCACACCATTTGTTCCGCGGGGGCCTTCAGCGTTTGCTGCAGCCGTTCGAGCGTCTCGGCGCGATACTCGTGGGAATATTCCGGCCGCACCGGCGCAGCGAGCAGATTGCGCAACTCGATAATCCGCCCCTTGAGCTGCTTCGTCTCGGAAATGGCCGCTGCGCGAAGCACCGCCGGTGCCGGCGGCCACGCGTAGTTGTGATCCAGCCCGTAAGCGCCGCGATACCAGCCGCGAACCGCGGCTTCGATCGCCCAGGAGGGAATATCCTCCAGCGCCGCGGCGTAGGCTTCGGCTTTCAACTCGCTCTCGGCTTCCTGCTTTTTCGAGCCAGCGAGAACTTTTAGCATTTTGGTTATCGTCACGAGCATCACCTGATCAGCCGTCCTGTCATTTTCCGGGGTTTGCGCGAGCACCTCTTCAAGGTTTTTGATGTGGCGCGAAATTATTTCCCGCTGCGCCGGGACCAGCGCGCGACTGGCTGGGATTTCCGGCCGCCCGCTCGTCGTGCGCTCGCATACGGCGAGCAGCGAACTTAGCCACGCCGGCCACAACGGGATCGCACCCGGCCGGTCCATCGCCAGCGGCTTGATCGGCTCGAACAGCACCAACTCCGTGCCCATTGAACCCCCTCGTATTCAGAACCCAGTTCTGCCAAGTCCGCGACCAATCGCGCTTGGTTGCGTCCTTGCCGGTTTTCGCCAGCCAGTAATTTCTGAACTTGAGCACCTCGACGCGGATCGTCTCGTCGTCTCGGCCGAGCTGCCGAGCAAATGCGAGGTCGGCCTCCGCCGGCTCCCAGTCCGCGGACAAACGGCTTCCGACGCTTCTACTTTTACCCTTACTTACTTCTCTTACTTCTGGAGTAGAGGTGCATTCTGGAATTCCGCAGACTTCCGCGGAATTCTGCGGAATTCTGCGGACAGCCGCCTTGCGTTCCCTGTCCGCAGCGCGCCTCCGTTCAGCGGAAATGTCCGCTTTTGTCGGCGGAATTTCCGCAGACACGGCGGCACGTAAGCACTCCTCGGCGGTGCTCACCGCGAGCGCAATCATGTCGGCACTCGCACCGGCTGCGAGCATCTGCTGCACCATGGCGGCGATCGGCGTTTGGGCGATCATGACCGCCTCCCCTCGGCCCAAAATCTGCTCGAGCCGCTCGCCGGGCCGGCGAGATCGAGGGGTTTCACGTGACGCCTGCCAGCGGCTGAGGCTGTGGCTGCGATGTCGTTCTAGCGCGCTGGTGGATTTCCTCCGCTTCGTCGCGATCGATCTCGCCGTCAAGGTAACGCTGCTTCTCGTCCTCGGTCAGGTGTTTGAGCCAGCTTTTCTCAATGGACTTGATGCCAATCTCGACCAGTTTGGTCTGGCTGCGATCAAAGACCTTGCGCAGCCGCCCGAGCGCCTTATAGGTGGGCTCGGGGAGACGGACATTCACTGTCTTGCGCGGAATTGCCATTGGCGGTCCTCCTATCCGCTGCCGTTTTGCTAGCGATAGGAGCGCACAAAAGGAGTTCTCAAAAAAGCCCGGGACGAGAGATGGTTGGCCATCAATTACTGATTTTTGGCCATCAATTGGTATCGGAGTAATTCCAAAGCCATTTGGCGCAATTTCCACTTCGACTTCGTCCTCGGCAGCGCTGGAGGCGTAATTCCGAATTGCCGCTGCCAAACATCTGGAGGGTAGCGTATCAATAGATCGGCCACCTCACCGGTCGCCAGATCGGTTACCCAATCAAGAATCTTGGCCACGTCACGCCGGAGCTGATGTTCGCTCAAATGCTGATACTCAGGACGTTTGCGGAGTCGCCGGGCAATCTGGGAAACATTGCCCCGACCAATTTCCGCTATTGCCTTCAGAAATCGGCCCTTGTGTCGGACTGTTCCGAGAGCTTCCGGGTGTCCGCGGCCCGGCGGCAGCTTTGGCTTCGGCTTTGGCTGATCGAGAAAAGCCAACAGAGCGGCAGCATAATTCGTGGTAGCTCGATCCGCAGCCTGTGACATGGGTACGCCTTGTCATGGGCAAGGCCCTCGCCGGTGTCACAACCACCAGCGCGGGCCGCTTATTTTCGCTCAGGGCAGCCGGATGGCAACTAGCAGATCGAGTGCCAAGTAACCGGGGTCGGCTAACCGAGGCAGCTCGGGTAACGCGGCAACTAGCCCCGGCGACCGGGTAACCCGGGTAACCGCCGTCGGGTAACCGAGATCGGTCGGGTAACTGGGCGCGCACCCGGCGTTCTCAGTCGGCTTCGGGCGGCCGGGGCGGCCGGCGTTGCAACGCTACGGCGCCATTTTGTTCTGCGGCATACCTCCGGTGGCCGTCGACACCACCGTCGCGAAGTTCGACATTGGGGCGCTGCATCTCGAGGCGGTCAAGGCAGCCAATCGGCCACCGGTCGACGTTACTCCTCGGCGGATACACCGGCCGGCGTTGAATGCAACAGCACCGCTGAGTGATGACCGGGGCCGGGCGGGAGCGGAGTTGGCGGGGCACCTTAGCGCTTCAAGCGGCGCTTCCGAAAGGGCGGTTAATTCGCATCACGGTATTCGGCGCCACGCCGAACTGCTTGGCAATCTCGCGCACGCCCGGCCGACCAGGGACCGCCAGGGCCTTCCTGATGCGCTCTTCCGTCTCGGGGGTGATCCGCGGCCGGCCCAGTTGCTTTCCTTCGCTCACGGCCCTGCGGAGCCCGGCGCGGACCCGTTCCTGGATCATGGCGCGCTCGAACTCGGCGAACACGCCCATCATTTGAAACATGGCCTTGCCCACCGGTGTGGTGGTGTCGAGTCCTTGCTGGTGAAGGTAGAGGTCAATTCTCAGCGCATGGATTTCGGATAAGAAAGCGACCAGGTCCTGCAGGCTACGGCCGAGCCGATCGACCGACCATGCCATAATCACGTCGAATTGCCGGTTGGTTGCGTCCCGGCACAGCCGATCGAATTGCGGGCGCTTGTCACGCCCCTTGGCGCCGCTAATGCCGTGATCCTTATAGACCTTGACGATCTCGCAGCCCGTGCGGTCGGCGATCCCGCGCAGTTCGCGCTCTTGATTTGCCGTGGTCTGATCGAGGGTGCTGACGCGAAGGTACAGAACAGCGCGCTTCATCTTCGTCTCCGAACGTAGAAAAATCTTCTCGTGTTTGGACGATCCGGTTATCGCAGGCACTGTATTGATTATCAGCTGTTATTTGCTACATTCAGCGCGACCTCGTAAATGATTGATTTCGTTAGGTTGGCAATGCGGGTTTTCAGCAGGGTTTTTTGATACGCGTCATGGGCGCTTCGGGACGGCCTCAGCGCCCGGACCGCGCCAGCAGCGCGCTCCGCTGGCTCGCAGCGTGCTCTTGCAGGCTCGCGTCAGAGCGGAGGTTCGCACCCCCCTTTGTCGCGGGGGGCGGGGCGAGTGGAAAGCGGCGCCCCCGCACACCCACGGCACGCGCAAGCAAAAGCACTATTCCTGCCGGTGCTGATCCGTTTCGACGCTTGCTTCCGAAGCGCCTTGAAAAGCCCACTTTGCTGTCACGATCGGGTGCAATAGCCGTCGCGCAGGATTTCGGCGGCCCGGGCCTCACGCCTTGAAGGCGTTCGAGAAATTCTGAGGCGCGTCGGAGTCCACGCACAGTGATCGCGCGCGCTGCCAGGCAACCATCACCTCTGCGCTGCAGGAGAACGACGATGATGTTCCGACTGAGTCTCGTTGTTGCCACACTAACTGTTGCACCGTTCCTCGCACCTCCGGGCTGGGCTGATCCTTTTTCCTTCAGCACCGGTTCGCCCGATGGGCGACTAGGGGCGCTGTCCCAGCCTCCCAATTCCGGGAAACTCGAGACTGAAACCGCCGATGACTTTATCGTCACCGAAGCCACGAGCATCACTCAGGCCACAATCATCGGTTTGATCCCCGCGGGAACGCTTCTAACTAATATCAGCAACGTCGAGGTCGAGATTTATCACGTCTTTCCCAAGGATTCCGACGTGGGCCGCACCTCTGGACCGCCGACCTTCAGCACCACCGCCGTGCCAACACGCGTCAACTCGCCCGGCGATGTCGAAATCGCCACCGCAACCCGCGATGGGAGCAAGGGAACGCTAGTTTTCCACGCAAGTCTTCCTAGTATGAGCTTCTCAGTCCAGAATACCGTGGTGAACGGCATCAACAAGGCGCCAAACAACGTAACTCATGGTGAAGGACCGGCGAGCGGCGAACCCGTGCAGATCACCATCACCTTCACCCCGCCCATCCTTCTGCCTGTCGATCACTATTT